CCGAGCGTGATGAAGCTTGATGTCGAGGGTCACGAGTATGAGGTGCTCAAGGGGGCCGAGCGAACGATCCGCGAGTGGCACCCGGCGCTGTACGTCGAGATTTTCGGCTATGACAAGAGCCCGATCCCCGAGTTTCTTCAGGGCCTCGGCTACAGCGCTCAAGAGCGCCCGGAGCACAACTACCTCTTCACGTGGAGCAACGATAGTTAACGCACAGGGCTGCACCGAGGGCGAGTAGGATGCCGAGCCACTGGATCCAGTGGTCAAACGTTTCACCAAAGACGAGATAGGCCGTGAGCGCACCCCCGATCACGATCATCGCCTCCCACATGATACAGGTCCACATCATGCTCTGGCTTGCAAAGGCCCTAGTCAGGAAGAAAATGACCGTCAGGTACGCCGCGACGCCGATGGCCAGGTGCCCGAGGGCGGGTGAACCCCGCCCTCTGCTGTCACTGAACCATTTCAGGTGTGTATTGCCAAAGAGCTCGGCCATGGTCATCATCAAGACATTCACTATGGTCATCTGGTACTGGGTCGATAAGTTTTCTGACGGTCCATATTTTGTTTTCAAATGCTAATGGAGCTCAGCGCCCGGCTGACTTCTTGGCTCGTGTGGGGTATCCCACTCGGGCGTTTCGGACGCGAAGTCCTTCTCACAATTTTGATCAGGAATCCGATCGAGTTCAGGGTTGCTTGGCTCAGGTATGTAGCGTCGAGGTTCGAGTGAGGCGCGCTTAAGGAGGACGCGCGCGTGGAAAGGTAAGATGGATCCGAACCATGAGGCAAAGATGATAATCGCGCGCAAGATGTGGACTGATATGGGTGGCGGTTGTCATGGCATCCCTGATCCGCCTAACTGGCTATATAACCAGGAGAACATGCGTATGATGTATGACGTGATATGCATGGGACATGCTCAAGGTTTGCACCGATCAGACATTTCACCTGAGCTCGTCGGGTATTTCAAGTACATGTACGACGCCTTCCCACCGGGTTATAATAAGATAGTCCTTGCCGAGTTCTACAAGAATGCTTAATACAGCTTAAGGTTCTCGCGTCCTCAAGTATTATGGGCCCCTCATGGCTCTTTATAGGCCCGAACCCCTTGGCTGGTATAGGCCAGGTGACTCTCCAGTACCTCAAGTGTGTGCAGTCCCTAGGACACGAGGCCGAGTACGTGGTCCTCGGGGCCCAGCCCCTCAAGACCCGGTATGACCGAGGCTTTGCCTTCCTCCTCCCACTCGAGGACCACATGACCCTGTTTGATTCTGTTGCAAAATTGTGTAACCGGGTCCAAGTCATGACTGTCTGTGAGACTGATCCTGTGAATTCAAAGTACGAATTGTTCAAAAGGTTTCCAGAGGTTCTTGTCCCATCGGAATTTTCAAGACGAATTCTAGAGAAGCAATTTCCATCGGTAAAGTGGATCCTGTTCAGACACTGGACTTTTGAAAAACCGCAGGCTGTGTCCCTTCGGGACACGTCCCCATACACATTCTACACGATCGGAAATGTCATGGATCCCCGGAAGAACATAATTCAATTGATAAATTGCTTCCAAGAGGTTCGGGCCAGGGCACCGAACGTGCGGCTGGTGCTCAAGGCGACGTGCCTCCAGCCCGTGACGTGGCAGGTTCCGGGCGTCGTCATCATCAACGGACTCTTGGACGTCGAGGCGCTCGAGCGCGTCCACGCCTCGTGTCACTGTTATGTCAACTGCTCGCACTCCGAGGGGGTCGGAATGGGGGCGGTCGAGGCGGCCGTACGTGGCAAGCCTGTGGTCATCACGGACTTTGGTGGGCTCAAAGAGTACGTGGACACGCCGTGGGTCGTGCCGTGTACGCGCGGTCCCATAGGCTTTGACGATTTCTTGTTCCGAAAGGAGGACGAGTGGGGCCACCCGGACCCCCAGAGGCTGGTGGCGTGTATGCTCGACTGCTACGACCGGCGCGTCACGCACTGGGACCACGGGCACACGCACAAACTCATGGACGAGGTCCGTGAGCGGTTCAGTGCTGAATCGTAGGAAGGTTCCGGATCCCGTTGCCTGCGGAGCGCGCGGCGTTCAGCGGCTTGTTCGTCAGGGCGTGCATAGCCGCCTGCTCGAAGAAGGAGGCCGCCTTGCGCAGCTTGTTCTTGAACGAGTTTGGCGCGTTGATGCTCCGGCTCGCCGAGTTGTTCAGCGCGGCCGCACCGGCCATGAAGTTGTTCGCCGCCTTGTTGTTGGCGGCGTTCACGCGCTTCACGTTCGCCGCGACGTTGTTACCCGCGGCGATCTGCTGGTTCGCGGCGGCCGCAACACCGAGCTGCTGGTTTGCAGTAGCAATCTTGGGTAGCGCGTTATTCATTAATGGGACCAGACATTTAAAATTTGGACGCCGGGGTGCCCTTCACCACGGAGCCCGTTTCAGCAGACTCGACCCAGTACCACGCACCGTAAACGGTCAGGGCCATCACAATACTCGAGGACAGCATAAAGCCCTTGGTCGAGTTCAGGTACAAAATGGTGTCATCCACGACCTGGATGCCTGTCGGCTTCTTGAAGAGACGAGGGACGATCGTGACGATAAGGAAGTTGATGGCTAGCGCAGCCCAGACGTAATTCCAGTTCCAGGTCTCCATTACACTAGCTTCAGATTATTTGTGGAGTGCTTCTTGCAGAAGGCGCCGCACGTCGCCTTGAAGGCGCAGGGCTTGCCCTCGAGGGTCTTGGCCGCGCAGCGCGCTGCGAGGGCCGCTGCGGTGGGTGCGGGTGCGCCGGGAGCCTTGGGGATCTCGCTCGGTCCCAGGACCTTGAGCGTGTGCTTCTTGCTCTGGACCTCGAGGGTCCGCTCGCGTTGCCGGAGGGCCGAGTCTGCCCAGCGCTCGGGCTCGGGGTGGCCTAGCAGCTGCGCGTCGGCGTACAAGCTGTGCCAGAGCGGGCTGCCCTTGCCCTTGGGCGGGGGCGGCGGAGGCTTGGGCGCGGCGACAGTAGGCACGGGACGAGCGCGGGAGGCCATTGTGTGAGCGAGTGATGAGGGTGGGGGCGCGTGGTCCTTGTACGGTACAAGACACGTTTTTTTATCTCATCTTCTGGTAGGATGGGTATTTGCCCTCAAAAATTCGGACCCTACTTTTGGGGGTCCCTCCACTTGGCCTGTCTCTACGCGAGTGACGCCACGTCACTTCAGGCCTTCATCCAGAGTTTTACGGAGGTCCTACCCTGCCCCGCGTGCCGGCACCACTTTAGCGAGGTCCTTGCGCTCGTGCCACCGCCGAAGGAGGGTCCGCCGCTCGTGTTCTTCAAGTGGTCCGTCGACGTGCACAACATCGTCAACGAGCGCATCGGTAAGAAGGCTGTGACGTTCGAACAGGCCTTTGAACTCTGGTCCACGTGTGAAGACGCGCCGAAACGCTCAGACCCGCCTCTGTGGGTGCTTGTGGTGACACTCTTGGCCATTCTCGTGGCTTGTTTTATTCGAAACCGGCGCTAAATCAAGTGCCTGTGCGTTAGGCGTCACCTATCTCTCAACCCGCGTATCAGGAGCCGCCTGAGCCTCCTTTCGACGTTTATAATATTCCCTGGCTTTCTGGTTCCGCTCTTCCCTGTGGGCGTCTCGGTACTTGGCATCACGGGCTTTAATATTCTCGATCGAGCCCCCATATTTTTCGTAAATCTCTAAAAGCTTCTCAACAGGTATACCATTAATAGTTACTTCCATATTGACGGCCCATGATTTTTTTAAACGGCCGCCTGAGGCGTCAGGCCACGCCTGAACCTTTTCTCAGGCCATAGTAAGATGACTGGCAAGGTGTACAAGATATCGAACAACTTTGACCATAAAGCATACATCGGACAAACGTGGCGATCATTAGAAGAAAGGTTCAAGGGTCATTGCTCCCTTAATAGTAAATGCATGAAGTTGCGAAACGCGATACAGGCCCACGGGAAGGAGAATTTCAAGATCGAAATTCTATGGGAAGGTGAATGCACACAAGAAGAACTTGACGAGTACGAAACCGAGTTGATAGGTTTATTTGATGCATTGAGCCCGTCTGGGTACAACCTAAAAGACGGCGGTGGTTCGGGTGGCAGACATTCGGAGGAATCCAAACAAAAGATGAGTGAAGCACTCACGAATCCTTCGGTTGAAACGCGGCTCAAGAGGAGCTTGGCGTTGACCGGGCGCGTAATATCAGAAGAGACGCGAAAACGTCTTAGTGAATCACACAAGGGATATAAACCGACTGATGAAACACGACAGAAGCTGAGTATAGCAGCAAAAGGTCGTACTCTCACTCTTGAACATCGTACAAAGATGAGTAAAGCCAGAAAGGGGCTTCCACTTTCTGATGAACAGAAATTACACTTGCAAAAGCTACATGAAAATATGAAGGGGCGGTTGGTTTCAGATGAAACTCGTGCTAAAAGAAGCGCTTCTCTGAAAGGTCGAGTATTCACTCCTGAACATCGGGCGAAACTTAGTCAAGCGAGAAAGCGAAGAGCCGGTACTGAAGAATGCGCTGTTAAGGAAAATGAACGCAATGAGATTAGCATATGAAATGACACAATACAAGCGACTCAGTCATCTAGAGCACATCACCACCCGCCCGGATGCATATGTCGGCTCCCTCGCTCGCGAAACTGGCACCCACTGGGTCCGCGACGGGAACCACTTCAAGCTCGTTGAACTTTCTATTTCACCAGGACTCGTGAAGATCTTCGACGAGATTCTGGTCAACGCCATCGACCAGTGGTCCCTGCACCCCAAGAAGGTTACCGAGATTTCAGTCAGGACCGAAGGTTCTGCAATTTCAGTCAAAAATTCAGGAGTCTGTGTACCGATCAAGAAGCACGAGACCGAGAAGGGTCCCGGGGGCGCCCCGCTCTGGATCCCAGAGCTCATCTTTGGGCACCTGTTGACGAGCTCCAACTATAACGACGAGGAGGAGCGCGTGACGGGAGGCCGCAACGGCTACGGTGCCAAGCTGACCAACGTGTTCTCCAAGCGGTTCTGGGTCGAGATTACTGACGGCAAGAAGCGCTACACGCAGGTCTGGCACGACAACATGAGCCGCGTCGAGCCGCCCGAGATGGCCCCGAGCGCGTCACCCCCTTCCGTGACGATCGGGTTCGTGCCCGATTGGGCCCGCTTCGGCACACCCGCGGACGACCCGGCGTTCCTCGATGTGGTCGAGAAGCGCACGTGGGACGCGGCGCTGTGGTGCGCCAAGGCCAAGGTGTCGTACAACGGCACGCACCTCCAGGTTCCCACGCTCGAGGCGTTTGCGCAGATGCACGTGGGCGTCGAGCCGCTCGTATCGGCCAAGTGTGGAGCGTTTGAGATTGTCGTGGGCCACTCCGACTCGGGCGCGTTCCAGCAAGTCTCTTTTGTGAATGGAATTGCGACGACCAAGGGTGGTACCCACGTGGACAAGGTGACCAAGAGTCTCACAGATGCAATCCTGTCGACCAAGGGACTGAGCGTGCGCCCTGCTCAAGTCAAGGCGGCCCTGTTCGTGTTTGTCCGGGCCGTGATCATTAACCCAACCTTCTCAAGCCAGACCAAGGCGGAATGCACTTCCAAGATTTCAGACCCCATCGATTTCAAGCCAAAATTCATCAAGGACCTGTTGGCAACAGGGGTCCTCGCGGACCTCCAAGCGCTCGGCGCGGCGGCTGCCACCAAAGAGCTCAAGAAGACGGACGGTACCAAGAAGAGCCGTGTGACGGGTGTGCCGAAGCTCGACGATGCCAACTGGGCCGGTACGCACCGCAGCGCGGAGTGCACGCTAATCGTCACGGAGGGTGACTCGGCCAAGGCGCTCGCCATCGCGGGCCTGTCTGTGGTCGGACGCAACTCGTACGGCGTGTTCCCCCTGCGCGGCAAGCCACGCAACGTGCGCGACGCGTCGGTCAAGCAGGTGACGGACAACGAGGAGTTCTCGGCCATCAAGAAGATCCTGGGTTTGCAGCACGGCAAAATCTACACGAACCTGTGTGACCTGCGCTACGGGCGCCTCATGATCATGACCGACGCGGATCTGGACGGGTCCCATATCAAGGGGCTCGTGCTCAACATGTTTCACGTGTACTGGCCTCAACTCATCGAGCTCGGCTTTGTCGTGTCGATGGTGACGCCCGTGATCAAGGCGGGCAAGGTTTGGTACTTCAGTGAGGAAAGCTACCGTCAGTCGCTTGCGACTGACGCAGGCGGAGCCTCTCCAAAGGGCCCTGGCGTCAAGTACTACAAGGGTCTGGGTACCTCGACGAGCGAAGAGGCCCGCGAGTACTTTCGGCGCATCGCGGAGCTGACGGTCGCCTTCACGGGTGACGCGGCGATGAACGAGTCCATGGTCCTAGCCTTTGCAAAGTCCCACGCGGACAACCGCAAGGGGTGGCTCACGACGCACATGGCTGCGCCGCCGCCCGGTATTCCGTACGGCAAGGTCCAGACGCTCGGCGTGACCGACTTTGTGCACCGCGACCTGGCCAACTTCAGCGCCGAGGACATCAAGCGTTCGATTCCTCACGTCGTCGACGGTCTCAAGCCGTCGCAGCGCAAGGTGATCTACGCGTGCCTCAAGAAGAACCTGACGCAGGACATGAAGGTGGCGCAGCTCGCAGGCTACATCGCGGAGCACACGGCGTACCACCACGGCGAGGCGAGTCTGCAGGGCACCATCGTCAACCTGGCCCAGAACTTTGTCGGCGCGAATAACCTGAACTTGCTCGAACCTTCGGGTCAGTTTGGCACACGCCTCGCGGGTGGCAAGGATGCAGCCAGCGCCCGTTACATCTTCACGCGCCTCAACCCGGTGACGAAGAAGGTGTTTGACCCAGCTGACAACCCCGTGCTCAAGTATGTGGTGGACGACGGTCAGACGGTCGAGCCCGAGTTTTACGCACCCGTGGTGCCCATGATCCTAGTCAACGGCGCGGAGGGTATCGGCACAGGCTTCAGCTGCTACGTACCACCTTTCGACTATGACGCGGTCCGCCAAAACATAGTGAACCTGCTTGACCAGAAGCCGACGGTGCCTATGGTTCCGCACTTCAAGGGGTTCAAGGGGGCCGTCAAGCAAACGAAGGAGCACACATGGGTCCTAGAGGGGGTGGTTCAAGGTGAGGAGGGGTGTCGGTGGCACGTTACGGAGTTGCCACCTGGCAAGTGGATCCAGGATTTCAAGGAGCACCTGGATTATCTGGTCGAGAAGGGCACGATCCAAAAGTACGAGAATCACTCGACTGAGACCAGCCCTGACTTTTTCATCTGGGGTGGGATCTCGGGCGCGTGGGAAGACCCCGTCAAGGAGCTGGGCCTGACCAAGACGATTCACACGAGCAACATGCACCTCATCGCGCCGAACGGCGCCGTCAAGCACTATGCGAGCCCGGAGGAGATTCTGGTCGACTACGTAGAGGTTCGCCTCGGTGCCTTCAAGCGACGCAAGGCGTGGCAGCTCGCGCAGCTCGACACGGAGATTCAGTGGCTCACGGAAAAGGCTCGGTTCATTGGCCTCGTGACGGTACAGAAGTTTGTGGTCTTCAACGCGTCCAAGGTGTCCATCGAGGAGCAGTTCAAGGCTAACGCGTTCGCGGCCGACACGTGGCCGAAGCTCTTGGACATCAAGACGTATCAGTACACGAAGGAGGAGGTCCAGAAGCTCCAAGCGCTCTGTGCCACCAAGACCACTGAGCGCGCCACGCTCAAAGCGACGAGTGTGACGCAGATGTGGAAAAATAACCTCAAGGACCTAACAGGACCGACAGGATGACCGTTGGTCAAGCGTTGGACGTCGTCAAGTCCAAGGCGATTGACTTGTTAAATCGGAGCCACGTGCTCGACCTAGAGCGCCGGATTCAAGGGCACTTTATGGCTCGACCTGACGTGGCCAAGGTGGTGCAGCGCGTGACCGCACCCGCGACCACGGCGCCCCCGCCGGCCGTCTCTGTGAGCGCGCCGAGCATGGCGACCACACCACCCCAACGGCCGATCGATGTCAGTGGGTTCTATAAGGTGACGGGGCCGACTGAGGCTACGTTCTATGCAACCACCTCGTGGCCGGGTTTCAACGTGGGTAAAGGCTGGAACGTCGTGGGGCTCAATGGCATGATTGGCACCATTCAGGTTGTTGACTCGGCGGACGTACCGGGAACTGCAAAGACCTCCTCGCTCGTCAACGAGCCTTACAACTGGACCTTCAGGTTTCAATCGGACACGCGCCAGGTGGTCGAAGGGGTCCAGTACTCGATCGGGTGCTTCCTTTATCCGCCGGGCCAGGCGCAGTACCCGACGCAGCAACGCACGGGCCCCATATACGGCTCGTACATCGTGCCGCCGAACGGCTACCCCGTGTTCAACTTTAGCGCACCGCCGCCCCAAGGGACCGCTATCGGGTGGTTCGTGAACGGCCTTCCGACCGTCGGAGCGGCTGAGATTATCGCTTTCTCTGAGGAGCAAGCTTCCGGGGTCGATTCGACGCAGATGGAGTACCAGGCCCAGCTCGCCACACAACTCGGCCGAGCCCCGCCGACCGCCGTCTCAACGTACCAGGCGACGCTCAAGATGCTCGACGGCGCACCGACCGTCACGAACCTGATACCGGTCGTGGTGAAGGGCGCGCCGGCCATCGTCAGCGAGCCGATCTACACCACGGAGTTTGAACCGGCCATGCTCGTCAACTCGGCGCTCGACGAGCGGGCCCCGGTAGAAATCAACCCGAACGTCATCGGCGGCAAGGGTACGCCCGTTCCGCTGCGCAACCTCGGGGAAGGGATCGAGGACGCGCCGGTCGCCAAGGAGGAGTACCGCGAGGTGAAAGACCGTGGGTTCAGCGCCGGTTCCGTCCTGTCCCTGTTCGCCGTCGGACCCCAGGACCAGTTTTTGACTTCAAATGCCTACGAGAAATCCAATTGGTCTCCAAAATTCAGGCAACATACCAACTTTGTGATGTACCAGCGTGTCATCCCCTTCCCGAGTCAGCCCGTGTACCAGGGCCTGACGGTCCAGATGGAGCTCTTGCCGACGCAGCTCGGGCACCTTTTGTCCAACATGTATTTCAGCTGCACGATTCCAGCCGCCGGGAAGGACTGGCTCCTGAACGAGAACATCGGGCGGGCACTCATCAAACAGGTGGACCTTCTCGTGAATGAACAGGTCATAGAGACGCTCTATGACGACTGGTACGTGATCCGCGACCAGTGCTTCCTGGACGCTGACGAGCAAAAGGGTATGTACTCGCTCGTGGGTGGCCTAAACTCCAACTTGCCCGTGTCGTCGAACATTAATGTGGTCTGTCCACTCGAGTTCTTCTTTTGCCGGCGCCACTCGCACAGCAACAAGGGGCGCGAGCGCCTACGCAAGCCGTACTTCCCCCTGTGCGCCATGTGGAACCAGAAGCTCTATGTGCGGTTCACATTCCACCCGGCCGCCTTTTGGAGCTCAAACGCGTCGCCCGGTGTCGACTTTATCAATCCAAAGCTTGTGACTGAAGAGATTTTACTTGACAATTCAGAAAAGGTTTACTACGCCAACACCCCCCAGCGCTACATCGTAAACAAGGTCAAGAAGGAGTCGACCCTTGCCTTTACAGGTGGGAGTCCCCAGCTTCAGTTGACGGCCAACTTTCCAGTCCAGTCCCTGTTCTGGTTCTTTCGCAACAAGAATTACGAGTCGGTCACGGACGCGACGGGCGCACCGAGCGGTCTGTACTATGATTCGCGGTACAACTACGGCTACACGACGGACTACATCCGGACGGGCACTCCGATCGCCTTCCCGTCGTCAAACAACGCGACCAACCCGTTCGTCGACGTGATCGAGACCGCCAAGGTGACGCTCAACAACATCGATATCCTGAGTACGTTCCAGGGGTCTCTGTACTACTCCTTTAAGCAGCCTATGGAGCACGGACTGAGCATCCCGTCACGCAACATCTACACGTACTCGTTCGGGCTGACACCGGCCGAGTACAATCAGGGGGGGTTTCTCAATTTTTCAAAGCTTAATTCGCAGACGACGTCACTGTCCCTGTCTTTTGTCCCGGGTTACGCGACCCAGATCATACAGGGGTACAATCTGTACATGTTTTACTATGGCTACACGGTTCTTGAATTTCAGAATGGATTTGCGCGTCTTCCATTTGCTTAGGAATGTGGTCGATGATGCCGTTCTGGATGACCCACTTGAGGAAGTTGAGCTGGGCGATGGTCGTCGTGAGTCCGTGGAACTCGATGCGCGACGTACGGCAAAAAGGGTCGAAGAGCTTCTTAGAGTACCCGTCGAGGCTGGACTTGTAGGCCACGTGGACCGTGAAGATCTTGCCGCCCGGCGTCGTGTACGTGACGTGCTGCGACTTGGCGTAGTTGGTCACGAACCACTCGAGCTTGCGGAGCGAAACGCCCGAGGCGCGGTGCTCGAGAATGTCGTGTAGACGCTCGCGATTCTCGGGCACCTCAAAGAACCTATTTAGGCTAGACAGGAGAACCTCTGATTTGGCCATTAAATTAGGAGAGCGCTTAGTCCTTAAGTCAGATGTCCCACGGAGCGGTAGGAACAGGCTCTGGGGGCGTGGGCGTCGTCGACGGCGGACCACCCGGCATCTGCTTCATGTGAAACTTGCAGTAGCCACAGGGCTGTGGGTTCTTGAGGCACCTCTTGCCGTTCCTCAGAATTCCTTTGCAAAATGTCACCTCAAGGCCCGACGTGTCCTTGATGAGCCGCTCGAGCGGTATGTCGTACAGGCGTGAGACCATCTCCAGGGACACCGACATGCGTAGGTGGACCCTTCTGGTGACCTCTTCCTCGATCAGGTCGAGGATGGCCTTTTCCATGCTAAGAGTACTCATCATTCTTTTAGGTTCGAAACCCATCAGGACCATCGGGAGCTTGCATCCCGGATAATATATAGAAAACGGGGGCCAAATGTGTAACCCGGCAGCGGGACGAATCACTTGACCCCGAAGAAGGCGCTCAAGTGAACCCAACTAGGCTAAAAATCGTAGCCTGAAAAGAGGAATAACGTCCCTCAACCATGATGCTCCTGAAACTCATGGGTGGGCCGCCCATGGAAATCACCGGCGTGTCGGACCCGTCTGTGCCACGCCCGGAGCTGGTGGCCCAGTTATCGGCGGTCATAGACGAATTCTTCCTAGCCGGTGCCAAGGAGCTGGTCGTTCAATACGACCCCGACGTGAACTCGCTGTCCTTTAAGAGTGACGCCGTGCTGTCACCGAGCGCCGCGCTGCGGGTCCACGCCGCTGCAAGCACCATGTCTGATGCGGGCCATGCGCGCGTGACTGTGAACCACTGAAATCTTAATTCACCGCTTTTGCTGCAAACATCGCTAAGAACGCCCGCTTCGCCTCCACCTCGACGGTACTGCCCGTCTTGACCATGAATTTCTTGTCAAAAATAGTATCCTCAGAAACGAGCGGCTCAAGGAGGTCACATACGGGCTTCTTGAACTGATTCGAAAAGTAGTACCCGTAGTCTATGGGTACCTTGTGGTCACGGACAAACACGGGGTCCTCGGCCTTCTCGTACATGGCGCCGTCACCCTTGGTGATCACGAACGCGATGCGGTCACCCTGTTGAGGCTCCGAGCCGGGTGCGCGCGCACGCATCTTGTCGCGGACGGCCACGTGGGCCTGGCGGATGACGCCGTCGTCGCCCGCCTTGTACTTGGACGCGAGCTGCTTGGACATGAGCAGCCGTTCCATAGGGACGCGCCCGTTGATGAGCTCCTTGGCGGCGGCCCGAGCCGACTCGATGACGGGCCGCGGGTCGCTCGACTCGAGGACTTGTGTGAGCAGCCCGCGGAGCGTGTCGCGCACGAACGGACAGCTATCACGCCGGACCACCTGCAGGCC